CAAAAATATTTTATAAAATTATTGCTAAAAAACTTTTTGTTAATTTTGTAGCTTTTTAACAACTTAAAATATTTATATCACTTTTGTAGCCAAAAAGCAACACTTTTTTTAGAATTGCTGAAAAACTATATTTTTTTTATAAAAAAAATTATATAATAACTTATAAATTTTTTTAAGGAGGTGCTTTATGAAATTAAATGAAAAAGAAATGATAGAGTTAGGAAATTTTTTAGCTGAAAAGAGAAAAGAAAAAGGATATACACTTGAAGAGTTGAGATTAAAATTAAAATCAAGAGGCTTAATTGCTGAAAAAAGTGATATACAAAGAATTGAAAATGCTGAAAGAAAGTTACCTAATCCAATATTATTAAGCCACCTTGCAAATATCTATGATTTTGATGTTGTTGAAGTATATAAAAAAATTGGGTATCTTCCAAAAACTGAAAAAAATCTAAATTATGATTTTGATAAAGATGATTTAAACTATCATATAAGTGAAAATATAAAAGAATATTCATTGAATTTAATAGATAATAATATACAAGAAATAAAAATATATTCTTCCTTATCAATGGCACTAGGAGATTTTTCTGATGTAACAAATTCAGATGAATTTACTATTTCACTACCAATAAATGAAAAAAATAAAAATAACACAATAATTGGAATAAAAGAAAAAGAAAAGAAAATAACTATTATAAAAAAGAATTCTGAAATTAAAAATAATGAAATAGGTGTGTTTTATTTTAATAAAAATTGGCTAATAGCAACTAAAAAAATATCTAATAGAGGAGAAGTTTTTCTTATAGATGAAAAAAAAGATTGTCCTATATATGTGAGAGAGAGTGACAATTTTAGAGAACTTGGAAAAGTTATTTGTAATATTGAATTTAATAATTAAAAGAAATGGAGACTAATAATCTCCATTTTTTATTTTAAATATTTTTGTTGCTTATTGACAAAATATAAATCTATATGTTATATTTGTCAAAAAGGAGGAAGCTATGAAAGATAATCAAGATACTTCTTTTTTTAAAGAAGTAAAGAAAAAATTAATTGATTTAGATATGACATTTTCGGAACTTAGAAAGAGAACTTCATATTCAACTGATTGGGGGCTAAGAAAAGCTTTAAAGAATAATATACAAACAGCAGTTGATGAAGTCCAAAAAATTTTAGTCAAAATTTAGCTAAAAAGCAACAGAGCTATTTTTAATTTGGAGAATAATATGTTCTATGAATATGACTATAATTATTTAATAAAAATAATTTCAAAAGAAAAAATTATATATGAAAATACTGAATATAAAAATATTATTGCTAAATTTTCTTATTCAGATAAGAGAACATTCAAACAAGGTTATGAAAAACTTTCTAAAAAATATAATGATGAACAATATGAAATTCTTACATATCAAAAAATAAGGAGGAGCTGGTATGAATGCCCAAAGCCAAGAATTCGGATAAAGAAATAGGTCATAATTATTGCAGTTGTGGAGAATACTTATACTCTGAAACAGAAGAAAGAATTAGAGTAGCAAGAGGTAGAAAAGTTACTGTTTATCTCAAAAAAAAGGAATTAGAAATAACTTGTCCACATTGCAATGAAATAATAAAAGTGAAATTCTAATGTATGGACTAGATAGGGCTTGTGTCTTTGTTGATGTCCAGACCGACATTTTGTATGTAAGAGAAAGAATTAAAAAAATGTTTCCTCATTCTTTTTCAGAAAGTCTTTCAAATCATACAAATAATTATAAGATTGATAAAGAAAATATAAATTATATTAAGCTAGAAGAAAAAAAATTAAAAAAAATGTCAACGATAAAAATAGATTTTTCTTATCCACGATTTTTTGCAGATGACAATATTTTTCCATTATCTGATGAATTGAAAAAAATTATAGTGGAAGATAATCTAGTAAAATTAATCAATAGTTTAATTGATTATAAAATAACTGAAGATGAAGTAAGATATGAATATTTTGAATTTACTACACAAGAGTCAGTTGGGAACTTTTATAAATTTCATAATATCATAAGTTACTTTTTCAAAGCACTTACAAGAAAATATGATGATTTGGATAAGGTTCAATATTATAATTTCAATCAAAATGAAAATAAATTTTATACAACAGGTTTTACATTCCAACCAATGATTGGGTGGAAAATTAGACTTTATTCAAAAGGTCATGAAAATAACAAAAAAAATAATATAAGAAAAGTCAAAGGAGCAATTCTTAGACTTGAACACAGATTAACAAAGAAAATTATAAAAAGCTACTTTGAGTTTAACTCAATAAAATATATAACAATAAAAGACATAAAAGATTGCATTCAAAACACAATATCACATACTTTGGGAAAAATACTGATTGAAGAGGTAGAAAAATCAGTTGAAGTCCTTAAAGAAAAGTTTATAAATTTTAGATGTCAAGATTTAGATTCACTAATTAGAGATAATTTAGAGTGGATATTTGACTATAAAATAGTTGATGATATTGTTACTAGTAGTAGCAATAAATGCTACAGACAGGTTGTTTTTTATCGTAGTAAGATAAAAGACATCCTTACTCATTCACAACAAAGAGCATCTCCACAAAGAGATTTTTTTTCTAATATAGAGAGGCTCGAACTATTCTTCGCAAATCTAATACTCTTTAATTGCAAAGTCAAATGTGATACCAAAAATCATTTGGCATTTTTTTGCAAAAAATAGGAAGAAAAAACTTCCTATTTTCACACATTCAAAAAAAATTTTCCATTTAATATCAATGCTTTTTAATAGTTTTCTCGCGTGATAATAATGTGAGGCACCTTAATCCTGAAACTGAAAATATAATTATTTGTTTTTATAATGCAAAAATTTAAAACAAATTAGAACAGGGAGGACTATGAAAATAACTAAGATTAAATTAGATGTTTTAAAAGAAAATCCAAATAATCCTAGAAAAAGTACAAATAATCAAATTAATTTATATAAAAACTTATTAGATAGATTTGGTTGTGTATTCCCAATAATAGTTGATGCTAATAATTATGTTGTTAGTGACTATGCGAAAGTAGAAGCAGCAAAAATATTAGGATTAACTGAAATTGAATGTATTTTCATTGAAAATTTAACTGAAAATGAAATACAAACAATAAGAATTGGAGAAGCTAGAGCAATAGAGCTAGGCGAATGGGATTATCAAAAATTATTTGAAGAACTAACAAAACTAGGAGAAAACCTAGAATTAACAGGTTTTAATCTTGATGAAATTGAAGCATTATTACCTGGAGAAATTCTTGATGAAAATGAAATAAAAGAAATAGATATTCCTGATGTTGAAGAAAAGTATTTTTCAAAACAAGGGGATATTTGGCTATTAGGAAAACATAAACTTATGTGTGGAGATTCAACTAATTTAGAAGATGTTAAGAAATTAGTTGCTAATGAAACTATGGATTTAATGGTCACAGACCCACCATATAATGTGAACTATGAGGCAACAAATGGCAACAAAATTAAAAATGACAATATGAGTTCTGAAAACTTTTATAGATTTTTATTAGATTTTTATAAAAATTCTTTTGAAGTTATGAGAGCTGGTGTAGCATATTATATTTTTCATGCTGATAGTGAAACAAAGGCATTCAGAGGAGCATTGGAAGAGGCAGGATTTAAAATATCACAATGTTTAATCTGGGTAAAAAATCAATTTGTTCTATCAAGACAAGACTACAATTGGAGACATGAACCTTGTCTTTATGGCTGGAAAGAAGGAGCAGCACATTATTTTATAAAAGATTTTACACAAGATACAGTAATAGAAAAAGATTTAAAAGCTATTGAAAATTATAGCAAAAAGGAACTAATAAATATTTTAAAACAGATGTTAAGAGAGCAAGAAAGCATAATTAGAGAGAATAAACCACAAATAAATGATGTTCACCCAACAATGAAGCCAATCAAATTAATTGCTAGATTAATTCATAATTCTAGTAAAAAAGATTGGAATATTCTTGATTTATTTGGTGGGTCAGGAAGTACATTGATTGCAGCAGAGCAATTAAACAGAAAAGCATTTTTAATGGAATATGATCCTAAGTACGCTGATGTAATAGTTAAAAGATATAGAAGTTTAGGCAAGTCAGATATTATTTTACAAAGAGAAGGCAAGGAATATAAGTGGGAGGACATAAAAGATGAGTTAATCAGTGAGGTATAGAGATGAGTAAAACAGATAATTTTAAAGAAGAACAATTAGTAGTTTTGGAATTATATATAAAACTTGAAATTACTAAATTTAGTACAAAGAAAAAAGATTTATATGATGAAATACAAAGAAAAACAAAATATAACAAAAATACTATTATCTCTTGGATTAATAGATATCTTGTTAAGTATAAAGAAATCAGAGCTGAAATAGATGAAAAACAAAATGCAAAGATATGCAATTTTGAGGGCTTGACAGAAAAACAAACTAAATATGTCATATACCGAATGTCTGGAATTGGAAAAGAAGAGGCAAAGGTTAAAGCTGGATATAGTGAAAAGACTAAGACAGCTAACATAGAAAAAAGTCCAAAGATTGCTAAAACAATGTTGGAATTAAGAGAGGTCCTATTTCAAGATACAGAACTAGGGGCATTTAGTATAGCATCAAAATTAGGAAAAGTAATAAATATGGCAATGGAAGGGGCAGAAGTAGTTGAGTATGTTGATGAGAGTGGTCCAGATGGACATACTATCAATAAGAGAGTACGAAAAGACAAGCCACTCATTGCAGCAGTAGGAGCAGCAAGAGAGATTAACTTAATGCTTGGTTATAGAGTAGTTGATGAAGCTAAGTTAAGAGCAACAATAAACAGTGAAAATGACACAGCTGTGAGTGATGAGGACTTCAAATGATCAAAAAGGTACTGTGACAGAATTTTTTTATTAGAGGGTGCGGCTGGAGGCTCGGAACTTTTCAAATACGAAATTTTTTGATTTCCTTCCAAGTTCCAAAATTTTTATATACGCATGGGAGAAAAAAGGATGGAATTATGATACTTGCAAATGAAAAACAATTATCAAAAGTTCTTAATATTTCTGATAGGAGAGTTAGGGAGTTATTCAAGGATTACAAATCAGAAAATGGAAGTTACCCTCTTATAAAATGTGTAACTGAGTTTATAAATCAAACCAGGAATGGAGACATAAACCTGGTAACACAAAAAACTTTTGCAGAAATTTTAGGGCTTAGTGAAAAGACAGTTAAAGAACTTGCAAATCGTGGAGTATTAGAAAAAAATTCTAATGGTCAGTTTGATTTGAAAGATAATTTAAAAAGGTATTTAACAGTTAATGATGAAAGAAATAAGAAAAAAGCAGTTGAAAGAGAGCTGCAACAGTATAAACTTGAAATTTTACAAGATAAATATCATCTGGATGAAGATGTCAAATATGTTTTAACTGATATTTTAGTTAAATTTAAAGCAAAATTACAAGCAACAGCTGTAAAAATTGATAATGAAATTAGTGAAATATCAGAAGCTGATAGATTGGATTATTTAAAAAATACTTTGATAGATTGCTTGGAAGAACTGGCAAATTATAATCCACCAAGTAATAGGAGAAAAGCAAAAGATGTATGAGAGAACTAGGGAATTAATAAAAGAGTGTTTAAGAATATTGAGACAACCACCACTTGTAAGTATTATGGAGTGGGCTAATCAATATAGAGTTTTAGATACTACATCAGCAAAAGAAGTTGGTAAATTCAATGTTGAAAGAACACCATATATGATAGAAATATATGAAAAAATAACAAAAGGAGAGACTAAACAAGTTACATTGATGATGGCTGCACAATTAGCAAAGAGTGAATTAATCATCAATACCATTTTAAGATATGCTCATTTAGATCCTTGTCCTATGTTAATAGTTCAACCAACTGATGAAATGGCTAGAAGTTTCTCAAAGGAGAGAATACAACCAGCTATAAATAATTCTATATTACACACAATTATTAAAGAACCTAGTAAAAAAGATTCTGGAAATACTGTTACACATAAAATGTTTCCAGGAGGATATATAGCTTTTGTTGGAGCTAATTCTCCTTCAAAGTTAGCAGCAAGACCCATCAGAAACATATTTCTTGATGAAGTTGACAGATATCCAAAGAGTTCAGGAAATGAAGGAAGTCCTATTTCACTTGCTAAAAAAAGAACTTCTACATTTGATGATATTACAAAACACATTATTACAGGAACTCCGACAGTAAAGGGTTCATCTGAAATAGAAGATGAATATAATAATTCAAGCCAAGCTGAATGGCATATTCCTTGCCCTAACTGTAAGAAAGAACAGACTTTTAAATGGGGAAATATAAAATTTGAACCTGATGGAAGTAATGTGAGAATGGTTTGTCCTCACTGTGGAAAAGCATTCACTGAAAAAGAGTGGAAAAAAGGTAATGAAAAAACTGGAAGATGGATACATAAATATCCTGAAAGAACAAAAAATCTAGGTTATCACCTGAATGGTCTAGCTAGTCCATTTAGAAACTGGGAATCTATTGTTCAAGAATGGCTAGAAATTAAAGGAGATGTTGAAAAGCTAAAAGCCTTTATAAATACAGTTTTAGCTGAAACCTTTGAACAAGAATATACAGGAAGATTAGATCCTAAGAAACTTATTAAGAGAACTAGGGAAAAATATAGTTATATTCCTGATAAAGCTTTGATTTTAACAGCAGGAGTAGACATTCAAGATAAGTGGATAGCTATTGATATTAATGCTTGGGGTCTTGGATATGAAAGCTGGGGAATGGAATACATAATTTTACATGGAGATTTAAACCAGCAAGAAATTTGGGATAGACTTGATAAAGTTTTGGATAAAGAATATTTTTATCAAAATGGAGATAAATTAAAAATTTATTCAGCTTGTATTGATACAGGAGGACACCACACTCAAAAAGTTTATGACTTTGTAAGTCCTAGACAATATAGGAGAATAATAGGAATTAAAGGGCTTGGTGGAGAAAATGTCCCAATTAATAATGGATTTAGAAAAACAAAAAACAAGGAAATAGACCTATTATCAATTGGTTCAAATGCTCTTAAAGATATAGTTTCTGGAAGATTAGATGCAAGAATCAATGAAGAGGGATACTGCCATTTCAATGGAGAATATGGCAAAGGATATGATTTAGAATATTTCAAATCTTTAACTGCTGAAATAAAAGTTCAGGAAAATCGGAAAGTAGTTTGGAAGAAAATCCAAACAAGAAATGAAGGCTTTGATTGTAAGTGTTATGCAACAGTTCCATTCTACGTATTTAGAATAGAACCTGAAAATTTAGTAAATCTTAGTAGAGCAGATTTATTAGAATTATCAATTAAAGGTTTCTTAGAACAAAAGAAAAAAGAAATAAACATTGATAAAAAAGGAGTTGAAGTATGAGAAATGTAGCTAGTTTTGAAAGTAAACTATTAGAAATAGAAGAAGCTGAAGAAGATCTTATTTTATATGGTTATGCTTGGGTAGCTGGAGTTAAATTTTTAAAATCAAATCCAGATGACATGAAAAAATTAGAAGAATTAAAAGAGCATTATCAGAAAAAAGTAAATGAAATTCTTGATACCAAAATAACAGCTCAGGAATGTGAAAGATATATAAGATTATATTTAGAAGCAGAAGAAGCAGTTCTAAAAGGTCAAGAATATACAATAGATGGACAAAATTTAAAAAGAGCAGATTTAGAACAAATTAGAAAAGGTCGTATTTGGTGGGAAAATAAAAAGGCTCAAATAGAGAGTGGAACAGGAGAAGGAATAAGATTTTTCCAAATAGTTCCTCATGAGTTTTAGGAGAAGGTATGAGAAAAGCTAAGATAAATAAATTAAACCAGGAACTAAAAACTGAAGAACTTAAATACAAAATAGAAGCTATAAGGCAACAAAGAGAATTTCTTAATTATAGTCAATCTGGAGCAAGTACAACTAAGATAGCTTTCAAAGGAATGTACAATTCTCTGGACACTACAAAAGATGATATTGAAGATAATAAAGAAATTTTAATGGCTAGATCTAGACAGCTTTTTATGGGAAATCCAATTTCAAGAGGGGCTATTTTAAAAATAAGAACAAATGTTATTGGAGATGGTCTTAAGCTAAAAAGTAGGATTAATAATTTCTTATTGAAACTTCAAATTGATGAAGTTGAAAGAATTCAAAAAGAAATAGAAAATATTTGGGAATTGTGGTCCGATAGCACAGAATGTGATATTCAAGGAGATTTAACATTCAATCAACTACAAGATTTAGCTATGATAACTTACTTAATGGACGGAGAGTGCTTTGTCAATCTTCCATATCATCAAAGAAAAGATGAATTATTTGATTTAAAAGTTCAGTTTTTAGATTCATATTACTGTGAATCACAGGACACAAATGACTACTTGTATGAAGGAGTAGAAACAGATGAAAAGGGAGTTATAAAAGCCTATCACTTTAAAGATAAAAACTATCAATATACTAGAATACCAGTCTTTGATTCAACTGGTAGAAAACAAATATTAAAGTTGATGGAAAAAGAGAGAGTAGGACAGGTAAGAGGAGTTCCACTTCTTGCTCCAGCTCTTGAAACATTGTCACAACTTTCAAGGTTCTCTAATGCAGAATTAATGAATGCAGTTGTCAGTGCAATGTTTACAGCTTTTATAAAACAAGACAATAATACAGGAAATACTGGAAAAATAGGTGGAGTTGGAGAAGGAATGTTCCAAAAACCTAACGGAAATACAAGAACATATGAAGGAACAGAATTAAGCATGGGTTATGGAAATTTTGGAGTATTAGAACCAGGACAAGACTTAGTTTTTGCAAATCCAAATAGACCAAACTCAAAGTTTGAAATGTTCTTTAATGCACAATTAAAGCAAATAGGAACAGCTTTAGAAATTCCATTTGAAGTTCTACTATCTTCATTTAATGCTAGTTACTCAGCTTCAAGAGCTGCACTACTAGAAGTAGCTAAGATGTATCGTAGAAGAAGAAAATGGATGTCAAGGTCATTTTGCCAACCAATTTTTGAGCAAGTAATTGAAGAAGCAGTTTTAAAAGGATATATAAATTTACCTGGATTTTTAGAAAATCCAATTATGAGAAAAGCATATTTAAAAGCTGAATGGTATGGAAATTCACAAGGTCAAATAGATCCAGTGAAAGAAGTAACAGCATCTATTTTAAAGATTAAAAATGGATTATCTACAACTGAAAGGGAAGCAATGGAATTAAATGGTAGTGATTGGAATGAAAATTTAAATCAACAAGCTATTGAAATAAAAAAGAAAAAGGAGGTTGGCTTAGATGGATATACTAAACCAAGCAAGAAAGAATAAGAATGAATTAAACATTCAAATATATGGTCAAATTGGTGGGTTTTCCTGGTTTGATGAAACTGTAACATCAGATCAAGTCTATAAAGAACTTGAAAACTTTGGAAATGACATAGATGTTATAAATCTTTATATTAACAGTCCAGGAGGTTCAGTAACAGAAGGGTGTGCAATTTATAGTGCTTTAAAAAGGCATAAGGCAGTAAAAAATGTTTACATTGATGGACAATGCTCATCAATAGCATCAGTTATAGCAATGGCTGGAGACAAAATTGCTATGAGTCCTGTAGCAACTATGATGATACATAATCCAATTACAGCACTGGCTGGAGATGCAGAAGAAATGAGAAAAACTGCAAACATTTTAGACATTATGAAAGAAACAATTATTAATGCTTATGTTACAAAATCTCATTTAAGTAGAGAAGAAATATCAAATTTAATGGATACAACAACTTATTTTACAGCTAAACAAGCTATTGAAAAAGGGTTTGCAACAGAAGAAATTGTATTTGATGTTAAAAATTCTGAATTTTCAAACTTGGAAAACTTTAAAATAAAACCTAAACAAGTCATTAACAGTGGAAACACTGAAAAAAAAGGAGGAGAGAGCATGGGAGCAAAAAACATGCAGGAGCTAGAAGCTCAAAATAAAGAATTGGTAGAAGATATCAGAAAGGAGGCTATAGCACAAGAAAGAGTAAGAATTTATGATTTAGATGCACTTGATGTCCAAACAAAAGGTAAATGTAAAGACATTATAGATGAAGCTAAATTATCTGGGAAAACAAGAGCTGAAATAGTTGAAAATGTATTAGCAAAGTTTATTGAAAATAATGAAAATACAGAAGAAACTGAAAAAGTTCCTGAAAATAAAAATCCAGCTGATATTTTAGATATCAGAAGACAAGAAAGTAAAAAAGTAGAAGTAGATAATAGAGCACCTGGACAAACTGATGATACAAAAAATTTGATAGCTGATATTGTAAATATGGCAAATGAAGAGTAGGAGGAAATATGAAAAATAAAAAAGAAATACATGAAACAAGTAATTTGAAAAGAGATTTACAGTTTCCATTTTACACAGAAAAAGTGGAATTTGAAGCTGGAGAATATAAAATGGGAGATTTGGTAGAACTAACAACAGCTGGAAAAGTTAAAAAACTGGCTACTGCTGCTGAAATATATGGTGTAGTAACAGATGATTTTACTGCTGATAGTAATGATAAGAAAAACACTATATATTTAACAGGTTCTTTTAATGAAAAATATGTAGATTTTAATGGTAAAGATAAAGCTGAAGTAAAAAGAGCAGCAAGAAAACTTTTAATAATGATTGGATAAATGGGAGGAAATATGTCATCAAAAATATTTGGATTAATAGCATTAACAACAATAATAACACAAACAAAAGCACCTAAAAATTTTCTATATAACTTATTAATAGGAGAAGAAAAGGCTGAAAAAGTTGAGAAATTAGAAATACATACTAAAGAAGCTGGAAGAGAAAAAGCTCCACTTGTTGGAAAAAGAGAAAAAGGAATTTTTATAGATAAAACTGCATGGCAAGCACAAATAGTTGAACCAGCATATATAAAATTACAAACAGTTAATGAAGCTGAAGCTTTACTAGAACAACAATTTGGACAAGTTAAGTATGCAGAACCACAAGATGTTGGAAAGAAAACATTAGCAGATGCTATGAAAAAATTTAAAGAAATAGGTTTTAGAACAAGACAATGGATGTTAATAGAAACTTTAATGACAGGAACTTGTCCTATGGAAGAAGGAACTCAAGGAGTTAAATATGGAGATGTAAATAAGGAAGTTTTAACTGGAAACGACCTTTTTACTAACCTTAATTGTGATCCTATAAAATATCTTAAAAACAAACAAACTGAAATTCAAAAACAAACTGGAATAGTAATAGATACAGTTGTAATGTCACCTGATGCAGCTGATGCATTTTTAGAAAATCAAAAAGTAAAAGATTATTTAAATACTAGACATGCAAATTATGTTCGTGTAAATGATTCTAATCCAGAAAATGAAGATGGTAAAAAGGAAATAGCTTGGATTCCTACACTTGGAATAACAGTTTATTCTTTTGTTGATTGGTATGATGATATGGAAACTGGAGATACACATCAAGTTATCCCTGAAAAAACTTGTATAGGTATGAAAGCGAAAAGTTTTTCTTTTAAATATGCTGCAATGCCTTTAAGACCTGAACAAGGAAAACCTGCTCAGCTTATTGTAAAAAAAGAAGTTGTTAGAAAATGGTATCCAGATACTAGTGAAGATGAGGAATTACAATACTTCTCAAGACCATTATGTATACCTAATAAAGATATTAAATCTTGGTTCATTGCAACAGTAATTTAAGGGAGTGATGAGATA